GATACTGTATCAGCCATGTTAGTGACCTACGCCAACAGCAGTAGCACTTACGTTACCACTTGATGAAATTGTATGTTTAGCATGTTTTTCAATTGTGATTTCATCTCCAGCAGTATGTAACAAAGTCGTACCTAAAACTGTACTACCATCTTTTACTGTAATAGTATTTGTACCAGCAGTAGCGACTATTCTTACAAAGTGAGCATTACCGATAGTATTATCTGATAATGTACCTGCGACTAGCGCTCCTTTTAGTATAATTGTTGCCATCTTTATCTCCTTAAAATTGTTAACGTTTCTTTATCAAAGTAATTCATTAAATTTTGTTTGCTGACACCGAATTGTTTTGCAGCGTTATTAACATTCTTCTCAAAGTTTGCAATAACGTCACCGTCTTTGTCAGCCATTCTAAACACCATATCAACAGCACGCTTCATTTTAGGCGTGAGTTTGTTATACTGCCTAGTACGTTTATAATCGTTTACTTCAGTTATATTATCTTTTATAAAATTACTGAGCCACTTCATCACTTGACGCCTCTGGTGTTGCAGGAGTTTCAGCACTTATATCATTACCACTAAACACGTTTGCTTCTGGAGCGTCTGCGCCTTGTTGTCCTGTAAATGCCGATCTTGCCACATCAGTTTTTGCGTCATCTAAGGCTGCACTAACTTTATCAGCAAGAGCATTTTTTAAATCATCTCCTGCCTGTTTAGCGTCACCTTGTTGTAACGAATTAACAAATTTTCCTATATTCTCTTTACTCATTATTTATCTCCTAATGTCGGTTTTTCTTCTTTACCACCATCCTCTTCTTCTCTAGGACTAATGGCGTTTTGTTCTGGCGCTTGTTCAGCACCTTCTTCTTCAATTTGTTTGTCAATTTCTTCTTGTTCTTGTTCATTTTGTTTTAATATTTTTGTTCTAATGTAATCATTTGAGAAATACTTACCAACATAACCTTCTAGTTGTTGAGCAAGTTGTACTCTTTCTCTCATCATTTCACTATGTTTTAATTCAGCAAAGTAACCATCTTGTAAGAAAGTATATGTAATATCTCCCATCATTGAATCCCATTCTTCAGGTGCAATAACACCTTTTAGAATTAATTGTGTCTTCAATAGATCATGGAATAACATTGTAAATTTCTTTCTTAAACGACCTACAAATTTAGTAAACTTAACTTCATCTCTACTAATTTCTGCAGCTCTACCAAGATTGAAACCTTGACCACCTTCTAATCTACTAATAGGTATATTAAGTGAACGATATAGTTTCTTTTGGAAGTATTCTATATCTTGTATTTCACCTAAGTTTTGACCACCAGGTAATGTAGTAATTTCAGTTCCTCTCCCACCTTCTCTACGAGGTAACCAAAAGTCTTCTAACATACTCATATAGTTTCTGTCATCTCTTATTTCACCTGTAGAAGCGTCATAGACAAGTTTGTTTCTATATCTTGCCATAACATCTCTTAAATATTGTTCAGCCTTGATTTTAGGTAAGTTACCTACATCAATATAGAATATTCTTCTTTCTGGTGCACGAGCAATTCTGTATATTACAACAGCGTCTTCAATCATTCTTAATTGATTGACAGGTTTAATTGCCTTGTGTAAATATGATAAAACTTGATTTTGTTGTTGATCTACTAATCCTGATGGACAGTAAGAAATAGCGTCTGTTGCTATTCTCAACCCACCTGCGTTAGATGTAGCAGTCGGATGTATTCCTCTTTCGTTGAATATATAATATTCTTGGAATTTGTTTTCAAAAGCAAATGAAGATGGCATACCATCTGTTCTTTGTTTTCTTATTTCTCTAATCTTTTTAATTTTTCTAGGATCAATATATCTTACTTCAGTTATTCCTAGTCTTGGACTTTCTTTATCAATGATCTTATGGTAATATACTCTACCATCTACATACCATCTTCTAAAAATGTCGTGGCCTTTTATATCAAAGTTTAATAACTTTAAAACTTCAGTAAAAGACTCTCTAATTTTCTTTTTAATTGAGTCACTATACTCAATCTTACTTAAATCTACTTGTACAGATTGTTGATTTTCGTTAGATACAATTGCCTCTGATACTATATCCTCAATTGCGAGATCACACTCGGGATGGAGTGATACCTCTCTATATCTTCTTATTAAATCTAATTCGTTACGAGCAGTAACATCAAACCCACCATAAGACGCAAAAAACCCACCAGCGGGGACGGTTTGTGTACCGTCTTCCGCTTGAGGTGGAACTATATTTTGTCTTGGATCGGTTGAGGGACCTTTCAGTCGCTCTATTTTAAACCCAAACAGTTCAGCCATAATTTAGTTTCTCCTATTACTAATACTTATAATGGTATTAAGTAGTAGTATTTGTTTCAAAGTATTGGTATCTATGTGTGGCAGTAAAACTCTCTACGGAGTTGTTATCACCATACGATAGAGCAATATCATCCAGAGTTGTTGGAAACATTCCTCTGAATGTGTATGATTTAATCACGTTACCATTTCGGTCTAACTGATCAACAAATGCGTCAACTTGATAATCAACAGGATTTACTAATCCTTCGTTATCTGACATATTGTTAATACCGTTTAACCATCTTTCGTATGCGTTTCTGATTAAGAAGTTTGTATCATTTAAGATAGTTGTAGTCCATGTAGCAAATGATCTGTCACCTGCAACATATAACTCCCTACCTCTAAATGGTATCGCAACTTCCGTTACAGTCATACCAGGTAAAGATGTTGATGTACATAAGAAAGACATGTTTTCAGTCTCCCCACCTACAGCAGCATAACCTGGAAAAGGCATTGTTACTCTGAATTGATTGGCACGAGCACCACCGCCTCTTAACTTAGCTTTAAAGTCATTTATATTTGGCATGTGTTTATCCTCCTACCACTTCTTCAAATGCAACGCCTGATCTTGTTGCAACGAATTGTAAAGTTATAAAGTTGATTGATCTATTTGGTTTAACAAATATATCTGCTCTAAACTCATTTCTATCAACGACAAGGTCTGGAGAGTTGTTTGTTTCATCACAAACTACTGAAAAGTCTGTAATACCTCTTCTACCTTGTACATCTCTTAGGAATGGTTCAACTATGTTTCTAAATTGAGCTCTTGTAAACTCGTCATTAAATTCAAATAATTGAAATTTAGAAGCAGTTGATATTGCCTTCTCCAAAGTAATGAACAATCTTCTTACGTTTATTCTATCAAATGCACTCGGCGTTGATAAACCAGTTTTATCACCAAACAAGATAGTACCTTGTCCTGGCATTGTAACAACTGGATTAACTCTAGCTCTGTACAATTCATCTCTTTGTGTCTTGTTAGGATTGTAAGCAAGTTTAACTACACCTCTTAATACTCCTCTGTTGAAACCAGCAGGTGAGAACCAAGAATCTGCGATTAAGTCTGTTCTTGCAGCCAATCCAGCAGTATCTCCGTTAAGAGGTACATATCTGAACACGTCATTGTATTTGTCGTATGTATATTTGTAACCACTATCAAATACTATGTATGAAGATGATCTAATACCATCAAAGAAACCTTTAACGTTACTTGTCTGTGTAGTAGAGTTTGTAACATTAACAACGTCTGATCTTTCAGGAGAAGCAAATACTACTGCGTCTTTTCTGTTTTCAGCAATTGTTATTAAGTTGTCTATGTGTGTAGCGTCACCTGCACCAGCAATGATTAAGTTAACATCAACTGTATCACCGTCAGCATATTTTTCGTATGCAGTTTTTAATTCTGCGTTTGAAGCAGCAGAACCATCAGCACCACTTATTAGTGATCTAGTAAATGGTAATGATAAAGCAGTGAATGTTGTACCAGTAGCAGTAGAACCCCAATTTGATCCTGTTGCAACATGGTCCATCCAGTAAATGTATTGTGATTTATTATAGATTACGTCAGCGTAATAGTTTGAGTCACCTTGTGATGTTTTAGCGTCTGAAGCTTTAGATACGTTTGAATAAACTTCTAATACTTCACCAGCGTTACCAGTGATACCACCATCTTCGTCAATTACTACAATGTGTAATTCATCTCCTGAGCCTGATCTACTTGATGTGTAAGTTGAAGTACCTGGAGCAACATCTACTAAATCGTAGTATCTCCATCTTCTTCTTACAGCAGCACCGTTTGCTACAGCAGTATGTAAACCACCTGTACCTGAAGGATGTCTTACGAAAGTTAAAGTAGCAGAATTAACTGCTGTTACTCTATATTCGTGTCCACCAGCTTCAGCAAAGTTAACAATATCACCAACTGCAAAGTCTGAGCCTGAAGCTAAAACGATTGTTGTATCTCCAACTGCTGTTGAAGCGTCATCTACTGTTGTTTTTGCAGCCATCTCATATGCCGCTGCACTTGGACATACTGATACTGACAATGAATTACCCCATGCGCCTGCTGTTCTAGCGGCCCATTCGCCAACGTTAGCAGAACCTGTGTTGTAAGGTCCTGTTGTACCGTCACCGTTTTGGTAATGATCTGTATTTTTTATTTGTAAAGCAGTTCCAGATACTACTGCGTTTTTACTACCAGAATTTGCCGTACGTACAACTCTTAAACTTGATGAGTATTGCAAGAAACTTGCAGCACTAAAAAAGTATTCAAAAGTAGTAGAGTCAGGTTTACCAAACGTTTCAACCAATTCTTTTTCTGAACTAATAGATGTTACTTCATCCATAGGTCCTTGACTGAATTGTCCTGCAACAGCACCGATCGTAGTTGCTACTGCTGGTATTACGTTTGTTAGATCCCTCTCTTGTACGAGAACACCTGGTGAAACTTGAAATGCCATATGTTTGTTCTCCTTATTATTAGCTAATAGGTATCATTAATCTCGTTTATATTTATAATATATCACCTTTTCGTACGGTCACTGGCGTCCATCGTTCACCAGAATCGTCCTGAAAACTCTCGTCTTCTACACCATCATTCATAAACCCAAATGGTGCCATGTCTTGTTCTATTGCGTTTTGTTGTTCAGCATACATTCTAGCACGTACATCTTGGTCTGTCATCTCTTTAAAATATCTTTGATTAGTTATCCATGCAAATATAACGCAACACATAACTAAATCGTCATTAGAACCTTCTTCGGCCTGCCATCCACTACCACGTCTTACAAATGTTGATAACTCTTGTATTGTATGAAAATCATTTATCAATATCTTGTCGCCTTCTAACAATGACTTTAAGTTAGAACAACCTATACGTTTTACTTGTTTAGTCATACGTACACCTAATTGTGTACCTCTCTTACTGAAACCACCACCTAATATCTGACCTGCTCTACCTTTCATCATACACATTAATAAGTTTGTGTATTCTAATTCAAACTGTAAAGCGTCTGCTATTTGATGACCTATATCATTTACTTCAATACATATATGAGCATTGTTATATGCCTTTGCAACTTTCTCAATTGTATGAGGAAACAAAATAGGTTTAATTTCGTTATCTCTAAATTTTGCGACCATTCTATATGGCATTTTTGATACATCAAATATAGTAAAGGCAGAATAATCTCTTACGGTACCACGTGCTACGTCAACTGTCATAACGTAATCTTTACCTTGTTCAGGTCTTGTGTACATATCTAAACCTTCGTTTGATACAATAGGTGTATTGTGTGATAACGTTCTTAATTTAGATGGATTGATTAATGTATCTACTGATCCTACAAACTCACATTCAAACTCGGTAGCAAATTGTGCTTCACTAGTATTTCTAATTGTTTCATCTTTCCATTTGTCATCTCTACCAGGTACCTCTGACCAATGTACTTCAATAGGTATATAATCATTTCTCTTATGTATTGCGTCATTCCACAATTTATAAAACATATTCATTCCATGTGGTGTAGATACAATCATAACTTTAGATTTTTTACCAGATGAAATTGTAGGATATACTGAACTAAAAAATTGTTCTGCAATGTTATTTGGAACATAAGCAAACTCATCCAAAAATATGACATTATAAGAACCACCACGAACAGCA